TGAAGTTGTATTTCGTCTGTCGGCGGGTTGCCAACGCTCAGAACCTACCACAATAAATAAGGGCGGGAGCTGAGAACTGGAGGTTTCTCTGCTCAACCGCCCTTTGTCCTAGTGGAACGGCACTAGGAACATCAGTACCAGTAGTGGGATTTCCAGAACTGGAGAGCCTTGCAAGGCGAGCCGTATCTGTCCCGGACATAGCTCAGCCCCACTTGGATTTGCTTTTCAACGGTTGCCTTCGGGTTAAGTCCTAGTTTCTGCGGAATACCGCCAGCGTAGAACTTGACCCACTTGCCGTTGATAAGCATTTTAACGGGCGTGTGATTCTTGGCATCAGGTCTCCAGTTGGATTCGTTCTGCCATAGAGTCTGCAAGCATCCCCATTGGGAAGCCCACCCGTAATTATTAAGTTGTAGTTTGGCATAGTGCTTTGCCGCCATCGGTGTCCGTTGTACGAACATCTGCTTTGGGGCTAAAGCGTATGACGGGTTAGCGAGCGCGATTCCTACCGCTATTGCGGTTACTAGAAGGAATCGAGCCTTTAACCTCAGCGCGACCCAATCGCCGCCTGACCTAGTGCGCTCATCGTGTGCCTCCATTGATTGTAGTCTGCATTTCTGCATCCCCTTTCGTTGGTTGTGCGGTTATTGTAGAGCAAGCCGAGCAGGGGCGGTCAAATACGATCCATTCCCCGCACGAATTGCATCGGCCTATATTCCATTCGGCGTTCATAAGATCAGGTCATCCACTAGCTCTTCAAGCATTTGGAGATCACCTGAGTTATCAAGAGTGCGGTCAAAGATCCAATCATCCATAGCAGTTTCAGAACTATGCTCGTTAGCCGCGTAGATTCCCCGGCGATTTATGCGCCACACTTCTCCAAACATCCACTTGATCTCTTGAGCTTCGTCAGGGAATCGAACATCTGTAACTACGATCTTATCGCCAGCCTCTACATCGCCTAACGCCATCTCAATCCATAACTGCGGATCAATGATGTTGCGACCCACCTCAGTACCTAGTACCTGAAGCAACCGGCGAACCTCAGGAACTTTCTTAGCCGCCTCCCATCCAAAGTCATCAAAGTATTCTGAGAGATGAAGCGGGAACTCAGCTCGTACCGAAATAATCGGATCAAGTGCAAACAAGCACTCTCTGATCTTGTCGGCAAAGGCTACACGCTTATAGCCGTGATGCTGGACAAGGATGTTAGCAACTGTATCTTTACCGCTTTGTGCGTACCCACTAAGTCCAATAATCACTTCCACCACCCCTTTGCCATACCAAATCCATAAATGCCAAACGCAAGACCAATAAGATCAATCGCTACCAAGAAATAAACAACCCATATTGCGATCATTCGTCATCCTCCTCGGGATCAGGAATATCAATGCCTTCATCTTCTTCTTCGTCAATACCGAGCGCGAGGTTATCGCCACCCATCCACATAGGATCTTTCACTTCTGACCTCCCCAACCTGTGCCTCGAAATACTGCGGGTGTTGCTTGGAACTGCTTGCTCATTTGCTGACCGCAGATAGGGCAGTTAGGAATAGAGCTATCTTCAAACGATTGGTAAATCTCCACCATTGAGTAATCGGCAGAACATCTGTATTCGTAGTTAGGCATTAAAAGAGTCCCGTCTGCTCAATAGTAGATACAACCCAAACGATGCACTCATTCCCGTTTTCATTCGTGCGGGTCTTGCCGGAATCGTAGATCAACCCGTCTTTAAGCAACTTGCCCCGAGTTGGGCGCAGGGTATCGCCACTCATCTTGAGAACAGACTGCATCTCTTGATCGGTAGCTCCGCGCTCCATGCAATCAACTAGGTACTGATATACGCGAGCGCGCTTTTCACTCATGCGAGGCGCGGCCTTGATCTGCGCTTGAATAGATGTAGCTCTCATCGCTGACCTAGCGCAATCTGCGCGCAGAGATCCTGCACCTGTAAAAGTGAGTTCTCTAGCCCATTCTTCACAATCTGCTTACGGCGCGTTGTAAGATCAAGAGCGCAAATCTCTTCGTAAATCTCAAGGCGAACTCGGGCTTGAATAGCCTTAACCATCTTCTCAACTGCTTCTTGACCTTCAGGAGTATCAAGCACTAACTTTGTGCCATTGATCTTCCAATGGTTTTCTTTACAGATAACTTTCATCAGTAAGCCTCTCTTCAAGCATAAGTACGAGTTGTAAGAATCCTAGACCCACTACGGGAATTACAATAAAAAAGAACATAAGCATTTATGCACCTACCTTTTCTATAATTTTATTAAAAGGAATCCACTCGGTAACATCTCCAAAACGCCTTGGGTTTGGTACTGCTCTAACAGCAAATGTATCTGCATCAAGATATTCAACCTCAGCATTGTAGTTGCCAACTTTGACAACTCTTACAGGTACAGTCACAGTTCTAAAGAATTTAATATTATAAATTGCGCCGACTTCTACATTTTTCTTTTGCATTATGCAATCACCTCTGAGCAGTCATCGCAGAAAACTCCGCTTTGAACTTCAATCGCTTTTGCCTGAGTTGGATCTCCGCAAGCGCAATCGTTGCAAAAGACTCCACCATCTATCTTGTTTGTATATGCAGTAATCATTTCTTGCCTCCAGTTGCTTCGGGGTCGTTCGCCCCTAACGAGAAGAACGATACGCCCACTCAGGGCTAAAGGGAAGGCTATTTGGCAAGTTTTTTTACTTTGTTACCAAATCGTTATAAACGAACAGATGTTCTAAAGGCAGTCAAAACCTTCGCTAATTTCAATATCCACCCCTGGGTGATCTGAGTATTCCTTGCTGGCGGTTATCTTGATTACTTGCGAGTCATCCGCAAACGCCACGCCTGTTAGTCCGTCATTGACTCCGCGAATGTATTTGTCCAAATCCGGTGCAACTGTTGGATAGTCACGCTTGACGGATTTAGGGCGCTTAACTCGAAATCTCATGGTTATCGCAATCGGGTCGAGGATTGGCTTGCACCCCGCCAGTTTAGCGGCTGAGGCTATATCTGCTCTCCACGCGGCTAGTTCTACCGCCTTGTTGTGAATCATTCGCCCATGCCCAATATGGCGCATAGAGCCTTGCTGAATCGGTGTGCCTTCCACCGAGAACTTAATCACGCCTCAACGCTGAGTGTTTCATAATCGGCGTAGAACTTCACCGTTGTACGGCCTGTTGGCTCTTGTAGATGTAGCTCGCGCCCAAAGCGATAAACCTCAATGTCGGTCACCATGAGGTGCTGACCGGCAAAATAAATTACATCGCCAAGGCTTACATCGCTTGCTTTGCGTACTCGAAGAGTTTTCATAATTTGTTCCTTTTCTTTAAATTGCAAAGTCCGTGAGCAGGGCGAACATTGTCAATAGAGTCTGAACCACCTTTAGATAAAGGAATTACATGATCTATATGCAATCCGTTTTTCCAATCTTTTCCATGTCCAGCCCACCGAGAAGCATTAAGATCAATCATTTCATTACATAAATGACATTTAGTGCCGTATAATTCTAAAACTTGCTCAAGTGTGTATTTTTCATATTTAGAATTGCGTTTTAACGCTCTTCTTTTTCTACTTTGTTCGGCAAATTTTTCTTTAACATGAGGTAATTGCATATATTGTTGAACATAATTTTTAGGATCAAGATTTAATTTTTTATATGAACCCTCAGGTCTTTGACCATTTTTTATTCTGTAATTTTTTTTATGAGCTAAATGTTTTTGTTTATTTTCATTTCGCCATTTTTTTGTATATTCATATTTTGCCAAACGACAAGGCTCGCAAGGGTATTCATTTTTTAGTGCGTGTCGAGCGTAACCTGCGGTTGTGCCGCATTTATCACTCAATACAGGTTGTAATTTATTCACCCTGCTCCCCCTGAACAGTTTGTAATACTTACAGAAAATGGTGGCATAGATTACTTACTCACGCAAATCGCTCAAACGACCTAAAAGCGCCTTGACCGAATCGGGCATTGGTGCGCCCTGTGGGGCTTCGTCAGCCGTGTACCTAGGTGGAATGGCGGTTGGGGTAGTTACAAGGCTCCTAGAGCCGTTTGTGGGCGTTTTAGGGGGTAGTAACGGATCACCCCAACGATCAGCATTGAGCCAAGTAGCGGCGTGAGCCGTGTACCCAGGATTTCTGTTGGGATCTTCAGCGTATCTCCGAGCGCCGGCAACGATCTCCTCTGGCGTAGCTCGCCTGATGGCTTTCTCAAACGCCTTGAAAGCCGCGCCCTTGCCTACCTTCAATGGATAAATCTGCCAAAACTCATCCCAGTAGTTATTTATGTTATCTGTATTCTGTATTCTGTTATCTGTAAGCGTTTTTTCAGCGTTAGTAACGCGTGATCGGTAGCGTTCGCCACGCTCTCGGCCCTGTTCGCGCTTCTTTTCAACCTCGGCTTTAGGGGTTTGGTACTCGGTGTAATTGACGATTTGATAGCCGCCTTCGACCTCTTCCCAAATGCCAGCCTCAACTAGCTCCTCGGGATCACCCATGCT